ATTTAAATTGGTCTGATTTAGGAATGGATTATCAAGGCACAACACAAGCTTTGATGTTTAAGGCCAAACTAACCGAAGCAACCAATAAAGACGCTTTTAACGCGATTGCAACAAAGCAGGATATCCAAAACAGTGTAAGAATGGGCTATATCTCAATGACACTTTGCATTGATGATAAAAGCCCTGATTTTGCACAGGAAAACGCTAATTTTTATAAATATTTACCCATTATAGCCAACAAGCAGGATGCAATAGATCAAGGCTATTTTTGGGCGATATCAGAAGCTAAGATAGTAAAAGAGGGCAGTGCGGTTCTTTTCGGATCAAACGAAGCCACTCCAATATTATATTCCGACCCCGCTGATGCAGGTCAAAAACAACAGCCGAACCCGCTGGATGGCAGTACGGTTAAATCAACAAAAAGTTACATTAATTTAATTTAATCAAGAAAATGGAATTTGAATATTTAACCGCGAAAGAGTTTGAAGAACTCACCGAAAAGCAACAGCAACGCTATCTGAAAGAAAAGCGTGACTATGAAGCGGGTGTTGCTAAGAAAAACGCAGAAGATGCAGCTAAAACAGCCATCGATGAAATGCGTAAAGAATTTGAGAACTCACAAAAAGAGTTGCTTGACAAACTGAAAAAAGAAAATCAGGAAGCACTTGAAGAACAGGCTAAAGCTAACAAGTTGAAGATTGAGGAAATGGAAGCAGCCTTAAAGCTGAACAAAATTGCCGACATCAACAACCGTTTGAAAGGATTCAGCGAACACATCATTGAAAAACTTTCAACAGATGAAGGTGTAGAAATGATTAAAGGCTTCTTTGCAGGTCAGCGCGAAAAACTGAATTTTGAAGTTGACGCAGCCACAATAGGAAAAGCAATCAGTGTACCTGCCAACTCTGTAGCACCTGAATTTATACCTATTGTAGGCCCTGGTCACGACGACATTCACGCACGCAACGCAATCCCTGTATTCCCTACAATAGCTGAGATTGTAAAATTTGTTCAGTTTACTTATACTGGAGCAACAGCAGGCTTTGCAACTGTAGATGTTGGCGCACAAAAACCAACTTTACTTTATACCAGTGCATTGAAAGAGGCACCTGTACGTAAAATTGCAGGTTTACTTGACGTTCCGGATGAAATCATGGATGACGTTGTAGGATTCCGCGCTTGGATTGCTTACGAATTACCTAAAGCATACCTAGATGCAGAAGATTTGCAGATTTTCAAGGGTTCAGGCACTGGAACTGACATTTTAGGTCTTTGGACTCAGGCATCTGCACAAACTTTACCGTTTGGCACTGTAACCACCGCATCAAACATGTGGGATAAATTAATGGCCGCAATCACACAGATTCGTACATTAAAACGTTCTACATCGGCTGCTTTCGTTTCTCCACAGGTTTATATGGAACTTTGGATAAACAAAGGAACCACTAAAGAATACACTTATCCTATCGTTATGGGAGAAAATGGCGTTCTTTACGTTGGTGGTGTGCCAATTTACTGGTCAAACGTGTTTTCAGGTGTTGACGGGTTAGTAGGTGACTTCGCAAGAGGTGCATCAATTCACCAAAGAATGGCCATGAGGATTGATTACTCAAGTGAGAACAAAAACAACTTCGAACTCAACTTAGTGACAATTCGTTTGGAAGGCCGTATTGCACTTGCAATCCGCGTTCCTGAAGCGTTCTTACGATTAACTCCGTTTACTACGTAATCGTTTAGTTTTTTGGGTTTATAATTGGGAAAAGTCCGGCATAAGTCGGGCTTTTTTTTGTTATTAATAATTCGTTACTTTACTTACATGAGTCCCATAGATGTTATTTCGCTTCAAAATGCAAGAGATTGGTTGGTAGTCGATGACAATTTCGATGACACAATAATCACAAGGCTGATTAATTCGGCTGTTTCGTGGGTAGAGCAATATACTTGCTATCGCCTTTATGCCCGTGATGAAACATTTATCACCACATCTTGCAAAACGAGCCTGCCATATTTCCCTATTAACTCAAAATCAATCAAGCTAAAAGACGATACAGACTACACAGCAACGAATAACACTTATTTCTATGCTGCACTATCACTCATTGTAGATTGTCCCATACAAAGCACTATAATGCTTAATACAGGCTATACAGACCCAACACAAATACCTTCGCCATTGCTTGAAGCGTGTTATAAGCTTATAACTTATCTGTATGAAAACCGGGACGCATACGGAACACAATTGCCTATTGATATTCAAATTCTGATCAACCAATTTAGACGTTCGATCGTATGAAAAAGCCTTATGAAAATAGTACGGACTACGATCCCGGTAGATTCAGATACAGGCTTACTTTTTTTCAGCGTGTTATAACAAGATCACCATCATTAGGCCAAACAGAAAGTTGGACGCAATTAGTTACAAAAAGGGCTATTCGCGAAATCGTTCCAAAAAGATTGAGTCTTGACGGATTTATTCAAGATAACGCAGGATCAACAGATTTGTATGAAATGTGGCATTTTACAATACGTTATACACCAAGTTTCATACCTAAAAAAGATATGGCTATTTCGTGCGGATCTGATATTTATACCATAAAACAGGTTTCAGAAATAGACGAACCTAGAAACTATTATAAAATACTTTGTGTTAAAACTGATTTAAACTTGACAACATGATAGGGCGATTATTTGAATGGCTTTTTATAAGTAAAAAGCAAATGGATAAAATTAAAAATGCAACGTCCGATTTCTCAGCAGGAAAAATATCTGATTGTGATTTTTTGCGAATAGTATGGGATGATTATCCTTATTGAATATGACACACGACGAGGCCATAGCACAATTGCAATCACTTCAACAAGGGGTAAAAGAAGTCATGAAAGCAAGTGAATTGAAAATTGCAAAGGAGATTGTGCAAGATGCAAAATCAATGGCGCCAGGTTCGTTAAAAAACGGAATTTACTTTACTCAAACCGAAGATGGAACTGAAATTGTTGGTGGTGATAATTTAGCTGCATACGTGAATTATGGAACTGGTGAGTTTGCAGAAGCTTATACGCAATCATTACCGGCTGATATAAGGCAAGAGGCTTATGATTTATTCTTTGTGAGTGGTAAAGGTAACGGACGTGCAAATCCTTTCTTTACAAGCCCTGTATTGCTTCACTCAGAGGAATTATTACCTACCATAGAGGAAGAATTGAAAAATCTAATAAAATGATTTATATTTAACCGTGGCAAGAACAGAACCAAATCAGCCGCTTAGGGCGGGACTTGCAACGGTACTTACACCAATTGGCGTACCTGTTGAGTCTAAAAACTTTCCCATAGATACCAAAACCACAAAACAATACATTCTAATTTCGTCTCAAACAAAACAAAGATTCGCAGTTTCAAAAGATTGTTATGATTATCTTTGTTCAGTACAAATAGATGTAAATTCAATTTTTAGTAATGGTTTGGCAAATGCAGATTCAAACGACGAGTTGGAAGGCCAAATTGTTAATCAAATTGAAGGTGGTACTTTGGAAGTCGAAGGATTTAGGATTAACGAAATAAGATTTATTCAATCAATAGACTTAGATGTAAGCACCCCAACTATGACTATTTTACGAAGGGTTATAACCTATCAGTTTTGGTTAGGACAAATTACACAAGATGATATAGTAGGATTTCCATACACTTTTCCATTCGCATTATCATGACAGATTTTCCAGAACCATTCAACACAGGCGATACACTAACAGCCGATTATTTTAATCAGATGATAGCCGATCAATTGCAAAGATTGCAAGCTAATAATTTTGATTTACTAAATCAGCAAGGTAATATAACTGCCTATACTTATTCAGTCCCGGCAGATAAAGATCAAATATTGCAGTTAAATAGCTATTTAGATATGTTAGTTGCCGAACCAAGTGGCGTAAATGTCATAGTGAACTTTACCAGAATAAGCGGTGATGTATTCAGGCAAACTTTAAATGGTGGAGGTAATCTTGATATTGAAAATAATATTGGGTTTAATCCGGGTCAAACATTTGTCATAAAAGCCAAAAGAGGTACAGACGTTATAATTACCGTTCAGGCAGTAGGGGAAGGAACTTATGATACTGGCGGGTCTGTAGTAGTTATAAAATCAATTGCATGATAGCAGGATACTTAATCGGATTGAAAATTAACGGGGCTTTTGTTTCGTGTGAAACATCATGCTCAATTAATTTCAAGAACAATAATTTGCCTGCTTCTGCAATTACTTCTGGGGGATGGAAAGAATTTATCTATGGTATCAGGGAATGGTCAGTATCGGTTGACGGCAACTTGCTTTTAGAAGCCGTACCAAGCGATATAAAAGGCTTAATTACTACTGGTTTTATCGGGCAATATCCTATGATTGCTTCTTTTTCAACAAAAGTAAGCTCAACCATTCAATTAGCTTTATCGGGTGCTGTACTTTTGGATTCAGGCCAAATAACCGCACCTCAAACTGGAATGAGTAATTGGACGGCAACGCTAACTGGGACAGGGAAATTAACAGCTACATATCAAGACTTTGAATTGCTTATAGATGCAATGCCTGCTGAGGCCGATTATCAGACTATTGTTGATGAATTAAATATACCATGACAGGATCGGTTTTCATAACTCACAACAATGGATGGTGTGCATCTAACGAATGCATGATGTATGTTGACCGTGAAATTATCGAGCAGGACGGCAAAAAAGTTTCAAAGCATACCAATTTTTTGAAAATAAAAGCATTATTTTTACATAACATTGAAATATCAAAGGGATTATTGATAGATTTAGTCTTTAAATTAGACGATAGCGACAGGTTACAAGGCTTTACAGGCGTGG